TCGTATGTCGACTACGCAATGGCAAGGTTGCGATCGTTGATTTCAAGAGCGGATCGTCTGTATACGACGACTATGCCGTGCAACTAGAGATGTACCGCCTCGCATGGAACGAACATGCCGAAGCGCATGGCTGGCCTGTCGTGACTGAGATATACAACTGGCTCCCTAAAGACTGGCGAACCGATCCAACGTGGACTTGGAAACGTCAGACAGGCGAGGTAAGTCTGAACGAAATAGCCGCACGGTGCCTGCTGTTCAAATCCATGAACGGCACACTGCGCACACCAAGAGAAAAGAAAATTTACACGGGAACTTTACCTGGACAAGCGACCATCGAGATTGTGCGCCCTGAAGACATCGCACGGGCTGCCTACGAACGGCTGGCAAAGAATGACGAAACATTGACTGATGACGACTGGCTTCTCTCCGTGGGCCATTCGTAAACCGTGCCGGTGTCTGTTGTGGTTGACGGGCACCGGTGCGTATTGTTACACCAACCACACAACCCACATTTTTCACCTTTTCAGGATCACCTATCATGGGTTTTCAATCATCATCCGTGGCAACAAATGCCACTTACTTCACCCTCAGCGATGGCAAGTGCCGCATTCGCCTTCGTGAGGCCACACCCGAGTCAGTATCTCGTGTGACCAAAGACGGGAACACTGTGCACGAATTAGTTCACGATGAGTTCACAGGTCTTGTGCGGGCCATACAGGTTGCCGATACCGACTTCGGTAAGCAGTGGCGTATCACCTTCGTCGATGCGCCGTATACCTATGTTTTGACACTAAAATACTCTAGTAATTATGCCAGAACACTCATACAGGCGCTCTGCAATCCCGAGTGGGATGCAACGCTGGACACAACAGTCAAGCCCTATAGCTTCAGCCCTAAGGACGACGCCAGCAGAGTCATCACCGGCTGCACTGTCTCACAGCGCGGGAAGAAAATCGAGCGCCTCTACTGTAGTTCCATCAACCCCGTCGATGGGAAGATCATTTTACCAGATCTGGAAAAGGTCAAGGTACGCGGTCAGGAGATTTGGGACGACACAAAGCAGATGGACTTCCTACTGTCTGAGTTCCAAGCTAAAGTAAGCCCCAAGCTACAACGCAACGAACGTGTTGTTACCGTCAACGAAACGTTACCACCAGCACAAGGAGACGACGATGCAGCACTCCCTTTCTGACATATGGAAACAACTGTGTGAGCATACCGACCCGAACAAGATGGCTTACGTTCCGGTTGTACAGTACATTTCAGCGTATAAGCAAGGAAATTGTGTACAGTTGAAGGTGCAGATAATACGTAACAGCGTAAGATGTACGCGAACTCTTGCCTGTGGTAACTTTATCGCCTTTGTAAGTGCATTCAACAAGCTGCAGGAAGAACTGGCAACGTTTATAGAATCCAACGGGGCCGTTGTGCCACCTAAGAATCCAAACTACGAACAGCGCCAAATCACCGTCATCAAGAAATTCCTTGACAAGAAACGTGCTGAGTACGCCGAAATCGAGGCTGCCAAGAGGCTGGCACACGAGATGCACATTAGCAAGACCATTGGCAAGGTTCGCCCGATGATTGACTACGTGCTGAACAGGTACCGACCTGTCGTCGATCAGTTCGCATACGTTAACGTATACGGCAGACCAGTAGAAAAGTTTTTTTACTAACCAATAAGCAGGGTATGCCCCTGCGTGTCGGTAGTAAATACCAACACAGCAACGCCTGTGGTGGAGTTTGGAACGAGGGCCGGTTGTGGAAGGCCGGCCCTTAATTTTTGATTGTAAATTGGAGTTTTTGTGTCGAAGAAAATGAAACTAAAGCCTAGGGAACCATATTACGGCCCTTACGAAACCCTGACATTTGTTGATGGCAGTATGCTTTTAGAGCAAAAGCCAACACGTAAAGTAATTGTTGAGTATTTACCCCGTTTGCAGCATCATTTTTTCTATGCAGCTGGTGGCAGAAGAATCATGTCTTCGAAAGAGGTAAAAACTATGTACAGACTGATGGACGACCAACAAGATCTAACATCATTTTTTGAGGCATTGCCAAGACCATGAACCTCCCCCTCGACATCGCCGTCTGCATTGGCGGCCCCTGTGCTCAGAAAGAACGCTGCGCCCGCTGGGTTGTCTATGACAGCATAGTAAGAGCCAAAGACGACGGCAAAACAGACTTCGACCCTCGAGTCATAATTACCACCCCACCGTTCACATACAACGATGGGTGTTTCTATTTTATGCCAACAAGCAAGGATGCAGCACCATGAACCGCGATGACTTCCGCAAAGCCCTCGATGCTGAACGTGAGCTAATCATCTCACGTCCTTCGCCTCTGCCCCCCTGGGCACGTCAGGCTGTCGTATACACTACAACGCTGGCCTTTGTGGCTGCGGTGGCTGGAATCGGTGCCGTGGCATTGGGGATAGCTTACGTGGCTATCAAGTTGTTAGCTTTCATAATTCTTTAACATCTACACACGGAGAACAACCACGTGCAAGTGATACGTCTATCGATAAACAAAACCGTTGTCAATAAGGCTGCAACACGTCAGGACTGGGTGGCGCTAAGCGCTCAGCTCTCACCTGTCGAGATGGTCAGCGACGACATCATCAACCACCTCGTAGGTCATGGGTTTCCCATCTGCTGTGCTGATTTGCACGTAGATCAGAAGACAGGATTTGCCAAGCGCAACGGCGATGCTTTCAAGTCTGCACAGATTGTAGGCGTTGACGTCGACAACGGCAAACATAGCTTCGACGACATCGAGGCAGACCCCTATTTCCGCAAGTACGCTTCCTTCGCCTACACGACAGCCTCGCACACTGCAGAGAACCCACGTTATCGGGTCATGTTTATAACCGAAGAGCCCATACGCAACGCCAAAGACTACAAAGCAATCACCACGGCACTCGCTGAACGCTTCGGAGGCGACACCAACGCACGAGATGCAGTACGCATCTGGTTCGGTGCTAAGAACGCACAGATCCACGTCTGGGGTAACATCCTTACCATGGATCAGATAGCTGATATGACAGACGGCCATGAGGAAGCACGAGATCTGGAGATTGCTTTTAACGCCTTCGGTGGTACTAAGCCGAACGTTGACCAGATTAGAGCAATGCTGCGCGTAATACCTAAGCAGCAGGATCACATCCAGTGGAAGAAAGTAGTGGCAGCAGTCGCACACGCCCTAGGAGACGATAAGATGGCAGCACAGCTCCTAGAGGAGTGGTCACCGATGTCTGGAGGCCTGACGTATGCAGATGTTCTCAAGAATAAGCTCACACGGGTCACCACGGCGACGCTGTACTACTATGCCAGACTGCACGGGTATGAGGTTCCCAAGGACATTATCAAACTCGAGACCAAAGACCCGACTGAGATCCTAGACAAGGTTGAATCGTACCTGTCCAGTGGTTACGAGTTCCGCAAGAATGTTATTACAGGCAAAATCGAGCTCAGGGGCGACAACGATGTCAAATTTGAAGCCCTGACTGACTACTGGGTGCACTCACAGTTACGGAAGATGCGGAAAATTGGCATCAAGATCACCAAGGAACGCATGAACGAAGTGCTCGATAGTGATTTCGTACCTAAGCACGACCCTATCAAATCGTATTTCGAAGGTTTGGACGAATGGAAAGCAGGCGATCGTAATTTCATCCGTGATTACGTGCAGCTACTGCCACACGATGCCGACATCGACGATGGTAAGCATAACTCAGCCGAAGTACAGCACGCAATCTTTGAAATGATTATCGAGAAGTGGCTAATAGGGGCCGTGGCCGGTGCTCTCGATCACAAACCGAACCACATAATGCTCATTCTGCAGGGCGGCCAAGGGATAGGCAAGACGACCTACCTACGGCACCTATGCCCTGTGGAACTTCGGCAAGACTATTACCATGAGGGCAGCATTTCAGACGACAAGGACGTCAAACTGATCATTGCCAGGTCTTTCATGGTCGTAGACGACGAATTAGAGTCGATGACGAAGAAGCAGCACGAATCTATCAAGGCCATCATCACGTCCGACACCATGCGCCTACGGTCTCCTTACGACAAGTATGAGACGACGTACGCCAGACGGTGCTCCTTTGCCGGATCTGTCAACAGACGCACCTTCCTGAACGACGAGACCGGATCGCGCCGGTTCCCTGTCATACCGGTAGGGGGCAACATCGACATTACGGCTATACGCCAGTTTGACATCGACGGTCTGTGGTCGCAGGCTGTTGCATACTACCGTGAGGGAAAACGTTACTGGTTTGATGATCGTGAGATCAGCAAGATCAACGATTGGAACAAGCACTTTGAAGTTTTGACGCAATACGACGACTTAGTGTCCAAGTACATAACCCACAAGCCGGAGGGCTCGGGGGCTCACGTGCCGTTCCTGACCACGTCCGAGGTTGCATCACAGCTGGCGAACCGTGTCTTCGATGAAGAGAAGATATCCCTGCAAATCAACGATAAGTTCATTTACGGGCTTGGAAGGGCATTAGCCAAGGCCAACATACCCCGAATAGCTAAAAAGACCACCACGGGCACGAGAAGGGGCTACAACGTGATTATAGGCACGAAGAGCGGTGCTCATTCGCCATTCAACGTAGATGAGCAAGGGGAGTTCTAATGCTGTTCACACGTGATGAATTAGTCGAAATGGGGCTTCTGAGTCCGGTTGCCACCCCTCGGTTGCCGGATTGCCAGAAGGTTGTCAGTTCAGACGAACAGGTGGCAACCGACTTAACCCCTTACTATATCTATATTTACTTCTCTAGGTTGCTAGGTTGTAAGAATATATTAGAAGTAGAAGGAGAAATAAATGAAAAGTATAGAGTGAAAACTATAGTTTCACCCTGCAACCTAGCAACCGAGGGGATGCTGGATTTCCTCGTAAGTCAATGGTATCGTTACAGTTGCGACGATTTGGCGTCGGTTGCTACGTCAGGGGGCACCTTGCAACCGGAAACGATAGATGCCGTCGTCGAGGCAACCCGAGGTACGTATTTACACGACGTGCTGGCTCAGGATTGGGAGTATTTTAAGCGGTATAAACAGCCACCAGGCGACGCGTGGGATGGCGTCCTACCCGATGACGGCCCCGACCTATCCCAATTCAACGCTACCGAGGCCAGACTTATCTCACGCCATGAGGTGCTGGAATCGGCCATGATCGAGCGCCAACGGGTCAAGGCTGGCAAGACCATGCTGTCCCTGATGTATGAGCATAACGTCGACGGATACACATGGTTCGAAGGTACCGACGGACTGTGGCACTGTTACAACAACCAAGGGATGCAATGAGAGAGATAGACGATCTGGACTGGGATGCGAGCGAGCATAGGCTGCTGGATGAACTGAAGGCTGCCAAGCGTGCCAAGGCTGCCAAGAAAGCCTCGGGTGTTATACCGGAGCGCGTAGTGCAAAAGGCCATAGCTGACCAACTGTGCATGTTAGGGTATATGGTTGTCCGTGTCAACAGTTCAACGCAACAGCTGGAACATGGCACACGGCTGTCCTCGTATCGTGTGGTAAACATTAACGCCACATCAGGCCATGCTGACCTGGCTGTCTATCGTGACGGCCGCGCATGGATGTTAGAAGTTAAGGCTGCCAAAGGTAGGGTGTCGGAAACGCAAGACAGGTTCTCGGACTGTTGTCTGCGTTATGGCGTACCCTATGGGATCGTCAGATCTGTTGACGATGCCATCGAGTTCGTCAAAAAGAATTAGGGGGTTTTATGTTATACGAGTTGATCCTATCTGACGTATGCACATTGTGCGGTGTCACACTCGAGGATGCCTACAGTGCCACACGACGTGCTGACGTGGTACGTGCGCGTTCTATCACGTGGTATATCCTGAGCAAGCACTACGGCTGGACGCTGACCTCTATAGCCAAGCACAGCCAAAAGCACCATGCTACGGTGTTGCACGGCATCGCCAGCATCGAGGATGCCTACCTTATGTACAGCGACGTGAGGTCGGTGGTGACTGACATACAGCAGATCAATTATGCTAGCCTTATGCGGGGCCTGTGATGTTGTGGATAAGTGGCCAACTATTAAGCATAACTTAATAGCTGAATGAACCTAACACCTTCACAAGAGGCCGAACTGAAACGTCGTGCACGCGCCATGATGGGCTGGACTGCCCTGTCACGGTGGTGCTCGGTTCTGTTGAACCGTGACGTGCCTGTCAGTGAGTTGAAGGCTGACTATGCCCTCATGATCGAGAACGAACGTAACGACGTCAGGTTCCAGCTGGCACAGACACAGATCGACAAAGCCCTGTCAGGTGATAACACGATGCTGATCTGGCTGGGCAAACAACACCTCGCACAGACAGACAAGGCGGCTACCGAGGTTTCAGGCAAGACAGATATACGTATTGTCCTTGCCCCGACACATGAGGAACCCAAGCACATCGAGGATGCCGAGATTATCGCCATAGGGCCAAAGGACGCTTCGTTGTGATTACGATTGACGCACAGCTACATGACGGTCAAAAGCTAATCTTCCGTAACCGGAGGCGATTCAACACGGTCGCCTGTGGTCGTAGGTTTGGCAAGACCGTGATGGCGGAAGCCCTGCTTATCGAATCGGCTATAATGGGCAAACCGGCGGCTTACTTCGCCCCCACTTACAAGATGCTATCTGATGTTTGGAAGGCTCTCAAGACAACGCTGCATCCTATCATCACGGGTGTAAGCGAACAAGAGAAGCGCCTTACTATCGAGACGGGTGGTATCATCGACTGCTGGTCATTAGACGCCTTCGACAGCGTGCGGGGTCGTAAGTATGCCCGTGTTGTCTGCGATGAGGTTGCCATGGTGCGTAACTTCATGGACGCATGGAACGAGGCGATACGTCCGACGTTGACGGATTACAAGGGCGACGGGTATTTTTTTTCGACACCCAAGGGACGCAACGATTTCCACGCTATGTACGAACGTGCCAGGCTCGATGAGACGTATGCCAGTTTCCGTATGCCTACGAGCGTGAACCCATACATAGCACAGGACGAAATCGACGCTGCACAGCGCGAGCTCCCGACGGTGGTCTTTAACCAAGAATACCTCGCTGAGTTTGTAGATGTGCAGGGTGCTCTGGTTAAACGTGAGATGATTACATACGTCAACAGCGACCAGGTGCCTAGAGATCTGAAGATTGGGATGGGTGTTGACCTTGCGATCAGTAAGTCAGATACGGCTGACTACACCGCTATTGCCGTGGTGGGCTACGACAAGGACTCAGGCCGTAGGTACGTGCTGGACATGTGGAGGGGCAAGGTGGGGTTTCACGAGGTAGTGCAAGGCGTCCAAAGCCTAGCGGCCAAATGGAACCCATCACGCATCAACATCGAGGCAGTCCAGTATCAGGTGGCCGTAGTGCAGGAACTACTCCGCAAGACATCCCTACCTGTCAAGGCTGTCAAGCCAGACCGCGACAAGGTAACACGTTTCCACGCTCTGCTGGCAAGGTATGAGCAGCTACTGGTTACACATGTACGTGGGCTGGAACCTTCATTCGAACAGGAACTACTATCATTTCCAGAGGGCAACCATGACGACATGGTTGATGCTCTCGTATACGCTGAGATGGCGGCTGTAAAATCACAAGGTGCAGGGGTTGTATTTCTATGAGTTTTGAACTCCACACGGGCAACTGTTTAGACATACTTGCTACCATGCCAGATAACAGCGTGGACGCTATCGTCACCGACCCACCCTATGGTCTGGCGTTTATGGGCAAGAAGTGGGACTACGACGTGCCAAGCGAGGACATCTGGCGTGAATGCCTCCGTGTGCTTAAACCCGGTGGTCACTTGCTAGCCTTCGCAGGAACACGTACGCAACACCGTATGGCAGTGCGGATTGAGGATGCAGGGTTCGAAATACGTGACATGATCGCGTGGGTGTATGGCAGCGGATTTCCCAAGTCGCACGACATAAGCAAGGCGATTGATAAGGCAGCAGGGGCAAAGCGGGAGGTGGTAGGCTACAATGCAACGTGTGGGCTTGCAAAAAATAAAAATTTAAATGATGATGGTTGGTCAAAAATAGGTTCACATGGCGCGAACATCACCGCCCCTGCCACCAATTCCGCCAAACAATGGCAAGGCTGGGGTACTTCGCTCAAACCTGCGCTGGAGCCGATTACTGTGGCACGCAAGCCATTCACGGGAACAGTAGCGGCGAACGTACTGCAATGGGGAACCGGTGGCGTGAATGTGGATGGGTGCAGGGTGGGGACGGAAGTAATTACTCAGCGGCTCGCTCAGGTTGTAAATGGTTCTGGTATTGGAGCAAAAGCCGTAGGGATTGTGCAAAAAGCAACAGGTGAAACAACCACAACTTTCGGCCGCTTCCCCGCCAACCTTATCCACGACGGGAGTGATGAGGCCGTCTTCGGCATGGGGGAGTCAGCAAGGTACTTCTACTGCGCCAAAGCTTCCAAGCGAGACAGGGATGAGGGGTGCGAGGGGATGCCGCAAACCGTTCAGCAGAGCGTAGCACACGGTGATAAGAAATACGGCACTTTGCCATATACGAATGAGCCGCGCGAAATTAACCCACGGCCAAGAACTAACCACCACCCCACCGTCAAACCCACCGACCTCATGCGCTACCTGTGCAGGCTGGTAACACCACCGGATGGCATAGTTCTCGACCCTTTCATGGGCAGCGGTTCCACAGGCAAGGCTGCCATCTTGGAAGGGTTCCAGTTTATCGGTATAGACATGACACCCGAATACGTAGACATAGCACGTGCACGGATTGAGCACGCTTTCAAGAACAAACAAAACACTTTGGACTTATGAGCATACTAACTCGGATTAAGCAGTATATCTCCCCTACTGGTGAGGTCGCACAGAACGACCTACCTATACCAGTGACGGAGTTGTGGAACAAGCATAACTTCACACCTATCGTCAACTGGCGTGGTGCTTACCAGATGTGGAAGGCGAACCCTGTGGCTGTGGCGTGCACTCTGACGTATTCGCTGATGATGCCGGAAGCACAAATCGGCGTCATCACTCCGACCGGTTACGACTTCGAAAGCCCTATCGTGGGGATGCTAACACGTAACCAGTGGCGTGTGACCTTTGGTGAGATCATGACGATCTTGTGCATTGGTGGCAACGCCTACGGTTACAAGCTACGCAACGCCTCGGGTGCTATCATCGGCATGCGCTGGTATTCAGATAAGAACTTCGCCCCTGTCAACGATGGTTACGGGGACGTTGAACACTACCTGTATTACGATGGACAGGTAGCGTACACAGTACGGAAGGAAGACATCGTTCACATTCAGGGCTTTTGGTACGATCCCGAGAAAACACTTGGTGGTGGCAGCCCTGTGGAGTTAGCAGCGCAGTCTATCGAGGGCTATAATGAGGCAACGTCTACGGTGTTCAACATCCACAAGAACGACGCCATGCCGAAGACGATCGTAGTCTACGACGAAGAGCTCACACCTGAACAGGTGGCACTTGCTGAACGTTCGTTTAAGCGTAAATATGGGGGCGACCGCCGCGGCTCCGTTGGCATCATGTGGGGTGTCAAGGATGTTAAACGCCTTGCACTTGACTGGAATGAACTAGGATTGTCTGATACCTTTGGTCAATACGAGACGCGGATCTGTGGTGCTTACAAGGTGCACCCGATTATTGCGGGGACGCATATGGGGCTCTCGTCTGCGACTTATAGCAATTTTGAACAGGCAAGCAAGGATTTCACCAACATGGTGCGTGTTCCCTTCTGGAATATGATAGCAGACCAGATCAACGCACAGCTTTCTATCCCTGAATATGGCGTGCAACTTGGTTTCGACCTTTCGACAGTGCAGGCCCTAGCTGGTGAGACCATCGCCATGGAGGCGGTATCTACTGACAACGACAGCGACGTAGACGATGATTCAGACGTCGACGATTCACCGGAGACACTAAGCCTCGGAGGTGGCGTGTCTTTGGACAAATACTTTCACAAAAACTACAGCGTTACCGTAGGCCCCGAAACGAAAGCCTGGCTGCACCATCCAGACTCACAGGTTTACGCCAAAGCATACGACGATCTGCTGAACAAGCAATCCGAGAATATCGCTAAGGAGTGGGGGCGTGTGCTCGATGATCTCTACGACACCATCACGGCTGACGTTAAGGCGCTCCGCATCGAGACGAAGATAGACGACCAGTTCAGCCTCGATGTCTGGGAAAAGAACTTCGTTGACGGAACCAAAGACAGCCGAACCGAGCTCACAGAAATCGTGCTGGCATTAGCACAAGAAGAGGTCGAAGCTGAGGGCGAGTTCACACGGGGCCGTGAGGCTGGTATTCAGGAAAGCGCAGACAAGATCTCAGCCTCTGTAGGAACCATTAGGACTGACATCCAAACATTGCTAAGACAGAACGCGGGCGTAGGTGAGGAGGAACTGGCAAGGCTGTTAAAGGAAAAATTCTCTGACTTGAAGGTATCACGTGCCAACGCCATCGCTCGCACTACAGCCACAGCCACAACGGGCACGGTGCAGAAATCCGTGTGGGATGAGTTGGGCGGGATCAAAAGGTCATGGGTGGCCTTGTCAGGGGCACGTGATGAGCATATGGCAGCACACGATCAACTTGAAGGGGAAAAGGCAGGGCCTGGGCTTTTCTTGGTAGGTGGTGAAACAACACCTTACCCAGCAGGCGATGGACTATCGGCATGGAACGCCGTCAACTGCCGATGCTTCACACGTGCACGGCAAGCCTAACTTGTGGATAATTAAACAACAGCATAACCCAAATTCGTATGGTATGGGGAACACACCATGAAAATTGAACGTAAGACTTTCGAATTTCAAGCTAAGGCAGAAGGTGACAGTGGCGTAATCGAGGCCATTGTCTCCGTGTTTAACAACGTCGACAGCTACGGCGACCGTGTGAAATACGGTTTCTTCGACGACTCGCTGAAGACCAAACTGCCAAAGGGCGTCTGGGCTCACGATTGGAAGACACCAGTGGCGAAGACATTAGAAGCACGTGAGCTAATGCCAGGCGACGCCATGCTACCTGATAGCTTGAAAGACCTTGGTGGCCTGTATATCAGGGGCCAGTTCAACATGAACACACAGCGAGGACGTGAGACCTACTCCGACATCAAGGAAGGTATCATCGACGAGTTCTCGATCGGTTATTCTGTAGTCGAAGAAACATTTGCACAGGATGGAGCACGTGAACTGGTAAAGGGCAAACTTTACGAGTGGTCACCCGTGCTCTTCGGTGCTAACTCACAGACGGCACTTATTAGCGCTAAGGGACTTAACGATGACTTGGAAGACGTTGGAGCTGACGTCGGCCGTATCATCACAAGGTTGAACGAACGCGCAGAAATTAGGCAAAAGGAAGGGCGCACGCTATCGTCGGCTAACGTGGCACGCTTGACCGAATTGATGGACACACTGACTGCAGCGGTGGGCAATATCAAAATGCTTATCGAGGCGGCACAACCGGTTTCCGCAAAGGCTGCCATGGAAATGGAAGCCCTGCGGGCATTAGTAAACAAGAGGAAACAATCATGAATTTGCAACAGATCAACGACGCCATCAGCGCGAAGTCTGCAGAGCTTGAAACGCTCCTTGCTAAGACAGAGCCAACGATGGACGAAGTAAAGTCTGCACAGACATTGAACGCTGAAATCGACGCGCTCAATGAGCAGGCTAACGAAGTAAAGTCGTTCGAAGCTATCAAGGCCAAGAACGCACAACGCCAGACAGAAGTGAAGACAGCAGTAAACAAGCTGCCAAAGTCAAACGACATCAAGGTCGGCGAATCATCAGCAAAGGCCAACATGCCAGATGCTGAGTACAAAGCATATGTAACAGGCTTGTTTGTAGGTGGTCTTGCTAATGAGACAGCACGTCAAAAGTACGCCGAAGTAACAGGTGTTGAGTACAAGTCACACACACAAGGCAACGACGCCACAGGCGGTATCTTCGTTCCTACGGAGACATCAAGCCTTATCGTCAACCTGAAGGACACATACGGATCATTCCGTCGCAACACACGTGTTGAGCCTATGGGATCGGAATCAATCCGCATCTTCCGCACAGGCGATGACGTGACGGCATACTGGGGATCTGAGCAAGGCACACTGTCATCATCTGACATGACATTCGACGCTGTCACGCTCAATGCCAAGAAGATGTATGCCCTCGCTGTTCTCTCTGAAGAACTTGTAATGAACAGCACACAAAATCTTGGCCTTCGCTTTGCTGAATCGGTAGCACGCCAATTCGCAAAGAAGGAAGACGAAGCTGGGTTCTTGGGTGATGGTACGTCTACATACGGTGGTGTTCTCGGTCTTGCTGGCAAGCTCCGCAAGGTTCTCGAGGATGGTGGTGGAACATGGACGAACGACACGCACAAGGGCTATCTTGGATCAGCACAGGTATGTGCTGGCAACACCTTCGCAGAGGTAACGATGGGCAACCTGATTGCTGGTATGCGCAAGGTTCCAACATACGCACTCACAGGTGCCAAGTGGTACTTTAACAAGGTAGCCTTCGGCGAAACAGCAGAGCGCCTCGCATACGCACAGGGCGGATCTACAGCTGCAGAACTTGCTGGCTCATTCGGTCAGCGCCTCTTCGGCTATCCTGTCGAGTTTGTTGACGTGATGCCATCAGCAGATGCTAACAGCCAGGTGTTTGCTTACTTCGGTAACCTTACACAGGCTGCAACTCTTGGCGATCGCATGGCAACATCGATCAAGCAAGACGCAAGCAAGGGCTTCGACACAGATACAATCTATGTCAAGGCTACTCAGTACCTCGACATCAAGGTACACGAGATGGGCAACTACAATGCTACAGCAGCATCACGCACAACAGGCCCTGTTGTTGGTTTCGTAACTATTAACTCATAAGGTGACAACATGAACGCACTACAAAATGTGAAGGTTGTCAACGTTACGCCACCAGCTGCAATCGTTGACAATGCATCGTTTACAACTAACACGATCGACACAGCTGGCTTTGGTAAGCTCGCAGTGTATTTCAGCCTCGGTGCAACAGACATCGCGATGGCAGCCCTCAAGCTGCAAGAGTCAGATGTAGATTCCAGCTATGCTGACATCACAGGCTGTGTTTACGGAGCGTCGGGTTCACCGGCACTGCCAACAGCTAACGATGATAACAAGGTCTTCGGGTTCTTTGTGAATCTCGCAGGTCGCAAGCGTTATATCGACGTCGTTGCTACAGCTGGCGACGGATCGACAGGTACTTTCGGATCGTGCATCGCTGTTCTCTATAACGGCGAAGGCATCAACGACGCTACCGAGCGCGGTCTTGCTGCTAACATCATCAAGGACTAATCTGTTCTGACGACTGGGCCTTAGGGCCCAGTGGTGAGCACAGCAAAGGTATTCCATGGTCATACTATCATCATCAGGTGCACGTGTTGATTTAGAGCTCCGTCAGGGGGCAGCCTTTGCACGTACCTTCACACATAAGTCGAACGGGGTGGTTACCAATATTACAGGTTACACCTTCGCCGGCCAGATTAGGACTATCGACAACGTGCTGGCTGCAACGTTCACGATTACGACTGTCAACGCTTCGCAGGGTACGTTCTCGGTGGCACTAAGTGCAGCGACTACGGCATCGCTGACGGTTGGTGAGGTTTACGTCTGGGACTTGGAGCAGACGGTCTCAAGTTCAACGAACGAACTTCTCCGAGGTTACGTTACTGTTCTTGGTGAGGTTACCCAGTGAGCACGACGATAAACGTAGATCAGTCGACGATCAGCCTGAACATTGCAGATGAAGACGTAAAACTGAACGTCGACCAATCTACTATCACACTCGATGTTGCATCGGGTGGGCTGGTGCCTATCTCTGATGACCTCACATTGGTCGCTGGCGAAAACCTGTCTGCACTTCGTGCTGTTACTACAAACTCCTCAGGTCAGGCTGTGTACGCCAGCAACAACACGCTTGCAAATGCACAGGTTGTAGGCATCGTATACACGGCCGCAAGCTCAGGGGCGAACGTGACCATTAAGATCTCGGGTATCTTAACAGATGCCAACTGGAACTGGACGAAGGGAACGGTTTACCTGGGCACGAACGGAACACTAACACAGACGGTGCCAACGAACGGCGCTATCGTCGTTCACGTAGGCAAGGCCTTAACAGCGACGCAACTACTAATCGACATAGACACAATCATTCAAACGGTGTAACATGGCAGAAAAGTATATCAAGAATAACGCGGGGCAGCTTGCTGAAGTCGAAGCGACCGTATCATCCACCGGCGCAACGGAAGCGGGCAAGATTGTTGCTTTGGACGGAGGCGGCAAGCTTGACAATTCAGTATTGCCATCAGGGATTGGTGCGACTGTAAAGGTTGCGGCAACAACCGAGAATTTATCTGCTGGCAACCTCGTGAATCTGTTTAACGATGGCGGCACAATCAAGGCACGCAAGGCAGACGCAAGCAACGGACGCCGTGCTATCGGCTTTGTGATTACAAACTCCACATCACCAAACAACGCAACCGTGTACCTCGATGGTACGATCACAGGGCTTACAGGTTTAACGCCGGGCGCGGCTTACTACTTAAGTGGTTCAACAGCAGGCGCGGCAACGGCAACGGCTCCGAGCACGGCGGGCTTTATTTCGCAGGAAATCGGAATTGCTTTGTCAGCAACCGAGATTAACTTTGAAGAACAGCAACCTATTACGCTAGCTTAATGTCAAGTAAGAGACCGTTGACGGGTAGGGGTGACATAGCCGAGCATATCGACGCTGATACGCTGATATGTGGGGAAGGAATCTTAATGCGCGAACAGGCAAGTTCGCTTGCCACGCCTCCATCTGGATACGGTGTTATGTACGTTAAAGCAGACGGTTTGCTGTACTTCAAAAACGATGCAGGCACGGAAACACTATTGAGCTAATGTCAAGTAAGAGACCTATAATAACCTCCGGCACGTTGTCTGAATTGCCAGACACGGACACACTGATAGCAGGCGAAGGCACGATGGTAGCGGAGCAATCCACATCACTCGGCACACCTGCCTCTGGTTATGGTATTGTATACGCAAAGACCGACGGGAAACTGTATTTCAAGAATGATGCAGGAACCGAGTTTGACCTGACAGCTACCGGAGGCGGTGGAACAAACCCAGTCGTCCGCGAATACACAGCTAATGACACATGGACGAAGCCAACGGCCGCTAACTTTTGGGGTGCATTGGTCGTATGCTTTGGGGCTGGGGGCGGTGGTGGAAGTGGAAGACGTGGATCTGCTGGTACCTCGAGAACAGGCGGAAGCGGTGGAGGTGGAGGCGGCTATGCTTATAGAATTATGCGAGCCGCAACTTTAACAGGTTCAAGCTATGCTATCACCATTGGCAGCGGTGGGGCTGGGGGTGCGGCACAAACGGTCAATAGCAATAATGGCAACTTCGGCGTTACTGGTGGGGCTACGATATTTGCGGGGCTTGTTAGTGCCAACGGTGGAAATCGCGGCAATGGCGGAACGCTAGCATTTACAGCAGGCGGTAATGGGGGTGGTATTATAGGTTCAATTCCTGCATTTGGCCCATTTTCAGTCAGCGGCGCAAATGGTGGATTTTCTAATTCCGGCCAAAGTGGCGGCAATGCAAACCCCGCAATGTCTAATTCTGCATGTTCCGGAGGTGGTGGAAGTGGGTCGATAAGTGGGACAAATGTTTCATATAACGGTGGCAATGGTAGTAGTATTTACAATGGTAATAGTACAGAAATTTTTGGTGGAGCAGGCGGAACAACAACAGGCACTCTTAATGGATCAAATGGCAGCAATGTTGCAGACAAGCTGATATTTGACATTAACAATGCTATTACAAACGCCATAGGCACAGGCGGCGGCGGTGGGGCTGCTGGTGATACAACCGGTGGATCGAGTGGATCAATTGCTGGCGGTAATGGCGGAGCTGGCGGGCGTGGTGCTGGCGGAGGTGGCGGAGGTGCAAGCACGAACGGTGCTAACTCAGGAGCCGGTGGTGCTGGCGGTAATGGACTTTGTATAGTCGTCGAATACTACGGAGCATAAACGATGGAACCTAAACGATACGCAATGGTCAAAGACAACGTAGTGTATAATACTTGTCTCTGGGATGGTTTGCTGGAAACATGGCAGCCGCCGAATGACGGGACGATTATGATCGCTAACGATTGGGCAGGCATTGGCGATTGGTGGGAAGAAAGCGAAGCTCGCTTCTATCGTGCCATCCCTAATAATGAGGACGAACAGCCATGACCGTTGAAACTCTGTTTGGCGTCATCATGAGCACCATGCTGGCCATCATCGGCTTCTGGGTGAAAACGCTCGTGAACGATTTCCGCGAAACACGTGATAACGTCATTGCCATGCACGAAGTGATGAGCAACACGACCAACGAAATCATTGCTCTCAAAAAATCAGATGAGCTAATCACACAGCGCATCGTTGAGATTATCGAGCGGCTGGTAAGATTAGAAGAACGAACAGGCAACACAGACCCAAAACCACGTAAGGCGTACAAGCGTGTCACTAAGTGAAGACCCGATAATTACGAAGGTACTTCCGAGGCGCATAGAACGGCCGAACGTATTCCAGAAAATACGACCTGTTCAGCCGTTGCCTGTCGTCGATGCTGAAGAACAGCCGAGCACTAACATTGTTGATAAAATCCACAATGCGTGGATTATGTTGCGACTGATACCTCACTTATTCACTATCTCCCGAGGTCTTCTCATGAAGAACTGGAAAACAACCGTTGCAGGCGTCGTGTCTGCCATCGCCCTTGTGGTGAACTCGGTTACTGGTTACACTATCCCACAGGAAGCGATCACTGCGGTTGCTATCTTCATTATCGGTTTTTTCGCTGAAGATTCCAAGTAAATAGACAGGGCCAGACATGCCGCGTTTACGCCTGTCCGATGTAGAGTACGATGCCGTGCGGGAAATCATCGAAGATTACCGTGCGGCTCGTATGAAGAAATCCCAGATTAAGGGTGGCATAATACGCGGCGCTGAAATCAAGAACGCCCACGCCTTCGCTGCTGAGAACCCCGAGCTGATGTCTACGAAAGTTGCCAAGGCAAAGGCAGCACTTAACAGCGTCCATGAACGTGAGGCCGAAGCACTCAAGAAACTTAGAACAGCCGAAGCACCAGCTACCGAATACGGGGCGGTTCCCTTCGACGATGCCATAGCAGGCGAACTACGTGATGACGAAGTATGCGAAATACGACCTGGTAAGATAGGCATCATCTCGGATGCTCACTGGCCATTCCACGATCTCCGCAAAGATTCGGCTGGTAATTTTTACGGCGCATATTGGACGGCCATAGAAACACTCCGTGATGAGGGCATAGACACGCTCGTATTGAACGGCGATATGTTGGACGTCTACAACCTAAGCGATCACGAAAAGGTCGAAGGGAAACGTTCTTGGAAGTGGGAATTGGATGTTGCTATTGCGATGCTGAAACACCTGCGGGCTTTCTTTGGTGACAAGGTACGCATCGTCTACCGTGAGGGCAACCACGAAGAAAGATACCAGCGCTACCTTGCACGTAAGGCGAAGGAACTAATCGGCACCGTTCACCTCGAGGAGTTTCTGAAACTACGTGAGCTAGGCATCGAGTGGGTAAGTAAACGGGGCAAGATGCAGGCTGGCCAGCTGTGGATAGATCACGGTCATGAGTGGTTCGGTGGTGGTGGTGTAACGCCAGGGCGAAACTACAGAATGAAAGCCCTCGACAATATCCTAGTGGGGCACGTGCACAGAACGTCAACGGACATGATTCGCAGGCCCTTAGACGGGTCTTTCATAGCAGGGTGGTCTGTTGGGTGCCTGTGCGATTTAAATCCGTTCTACGCGGCTCGTAACGGCTGGAATCACGGGTTCGCTCTTGTCGACCTGCAGCACTCGGGACGTTTCACAGTATACAACAAGATGATAATTGACGGAGAAGTGAGATGATCCCCACGTCATTCAAACTCGGAGGCCACACCTGGCGTGTGCGGATGTGCAAGATGCGGGGCGCCTATGGCGAATGTGACGCTGAGAAGCACACAATCCGCATAGCAACCCACGTAGACGGCCGGCTCACGACCATAGAAACTCAACTTAAGACGTTCCTACACGAATGGTACCATGCTTTTGAGGCAGCAACAGGGCAAGACCATAACGAAGAACGGACAAGGTTGTTCGAAGAAATGGCCTGGCAATCGTACAAAACAGCGAAGGGGAACCAATTAGATGTCTAACAAGTACAGCTGGCTCAAGATTGCCGAAGGTGAAAAAGGTATCAAGCAAATCACTGGCATCTCATCGCACACTCCGAGGATTCTAGAATACCATGCACTTACCACGTTGAAAGCCAAAGCAGACGAGGTGCCTTGGTGTTCGTCGTTCGTGAACTGGGTATTCAATAAGTCAGGCTACCCAATCACACGCTCCGCTGCAGCGAAGTCATGGCTGAAGTGGGGACGCGAGGTTCCTATTCAGTATGGGTGCCTCGTAGTGCTAAAAAGAACCGGAGGCCATCACGTCGGTTTCTACACAGGTGAAAAAGGCGACAGCGTGTATCTTCTTGGTGGTAACCAGTCGGATAAGGTGTGCGTATCTTTATACAAAAAGTCTCTAATTTTATCAACACGCTTTCCAACACAGATGAACGAAAGCGACCAGGCAATCTTCGACGTTGTAGGAATTAAGTAAATGGCATTGGTAACTGTCTCTGAAATCAAAACAAGCTATCTCAACATCGGGGACAGCACGCAAGACACGCGCATACTAGGCTTCATCCTGCAGGCTGGCTCTATTATCAAGGGCATCTGCAAACAACCTATCGAAACCGAGACCGTAGCGCTGGACTTCGTAGGTAACAGGATGCAAACCTATATCCTACCGTACACCGTGCCTGTTACCTTGACATCACTGCAGTACAAGGAACACGTCGACGATGCAACCTGGACAACAGCCACAGGTGCTATCGTTGTGAAAGCAGACGGTGTTTATCAGGTGTACTATGCCGAAGGACTCAACTACGTTTTGTGGCGTGCAAATGTTACGGTCGGTTATACAGACGCCAACACACCTGCTGATATTAAAAGTGTTTGCTCCGAAATGGTCGTGGAGTTATTCAAAAACACTGATTACTCAGGTCGTGAAAACAGAATCGGGCTTCAGTCGGTGGCTTCGTCAGAGGCCGGCACGACAGTAACGACCGTCTATCGTGACCTGACAAACCGATTCCGTGCACGGCTGGCACCTTATATCGTCAGGGCTTGGCTGTGATTAGTGTCGACGAATATGTACGTTTAATTCTAATGGGCTTGCCTGCAGCGGCAAAGGACGCATTGGATCCACAACGGATGCAGACTGCCCTTGCTGTAGACATTTCGAAGAACTACGGCGAAACAAACCGCAACCCGAAGTACCCACGCAAACCACAAGGGAGCACTTTGCAGCTGGTAAGTGGCAACCTGTTCAAGGCTGCCACAGTATACAGGGCGAAGGGCAACAAATCGCGGTATGTTGAAAGTGGCAGCACTTACACCTTCATTCTTGAAATCGACTTAAACGTCATACCATACGCTCGGATTCATGAATACGGTGGGACTATAAACCATCCAGGCGGAACGCCTTACTTCATTGGCGATGATGGACTGGCCAAATTCGTATCAAAAGCCAAGGGTGGTGATTTGCCAGTAACCAAACCCCATACTATAACGATTCCAGCAAGGCCATACATTCGCCCTGCTTTTGAGTCTTTCCAGACAACAACGTTCCCCCGTATCATCGACATCATGCTCCGTAAATTAGCAGAGGCTTCGTCATGAGCACAACATCGAAGTACGCTATGGCTTTGGATCTTGTCAAGGACAAACTGTCTGACGATAAGACCTTCAACGTCATCAACGTATTCACCAAAGAAACGGCCCTGTCTAACACGAAGGCCAACGTTTACGTCAACGTCATCAGTGACACCTTAACACCACTGAACACCGAGTCAGGGTTTAGAACCTCAATACGTCGGCTGTTGCTAGGCATCTACGCAGTGCAGAAAAATTCACTCGATTCTCAAGAGCTCGGAACGGCTGCCATCATGCACGGGCAACTGAGCGAGAAGATAGATAAGGCGATGGACGCTGTCGAAGCTACGCTCCCTTATTCAGACGTCACCAGTGCAGGATATACGGTAACACTGCATAGCATCGAGACAGGCAACGTTACGGGCTACGTCGACGACAAGTCGGACAAGGTGGGACTGTTGTACGAAGTAACTATATCTTATCTCCAGCAAGCATGACTGTTACTGAACTGATGAGACATCTTCGCCAGATCCACAGCGTCTACGGCGACATCGACGTCAGGGTGGACTCGGATCTGTTCACAGACCACAGACCGCGTGACGTGACCAGTACGACCGTGCAGGAGTTCTTTGTGCGCGACGTGCAGGAAATCATCATCGGGCAATTCTTAAACGAACCATCACAAACCAAAGCTGTTCTATATGTCGGCAACGAACCAAAGCTCAGAGCCTAAACACGTCGACGTCAGCTTCGCCTGCATAGCACACAAGAGCGAAGCACACCACGTGATGCAGATGATAGCAACGCTACCAAGTGGCTGCGAGGTGGTCGTGCTATGGAATGAACAGGGCGACAATTCAGAGGTTGTAGAACGTAAGAAAATCACGTTAAACAACGGCACCGTTGTTCGTTACCACGAAACGCAGTGGCAAGATCTGCACTTCGGTAATCTTCGCAACCTTTGCATTGGTCTCTGTTCTCGCGGGTGGATTATGTGGATAGACGCCGACGACCGTCTACTGACTCACCAGCATTCTTGGTTTGACGACCTGACGATATACCCCGCCGGTGTTGGCGGGCTTGTGTGCGGATGTGTTGGAGTACAACCGAAGCACGAAGGCAATAGCAATGTTATGCGATACCATCATCCACAGACAAGGGTGTTTCGCAACAACAAAGCATTCGCCTTCAAAGGTGCTGCACACGAACAGATCACATGGTCGATAGAACAGCAGGGGCTAACATTAGAGACCTGTTCACTGTTAGTGCACCACGTAGGCTATGAAGTCGACGCCGACTCGATGATGGCCAAGGTGAGGCGTAATGTGAAGGGGCTCGCACGTGAGATTGCGGACTGTACCGATGATGACCAGTTAGTATACTGGACACAGATGATACACCGTGACTCGGGATCATTCATGTATTACGTAACAAAGGACAAATAACATGTCACTATCACGTCGCGTCGTCGCGGGCGGTAACGTCTTTGGCGCATGGACTGTGGAAGATACCGGCACACCTGCTGTTGGTTCCACATACTTTTACAAACTTGCTGATAACATCATCTCAACAGATGTAACACGCGATGCTGCATCGGGTGCTTATGCGGTATCTATCGAACATGTCGAAGATACACAGGCACTCCAAACGTTCATCGAGTCAGCAACAAACGTAGGTGCTGGTTCTATCGAGGATTTGCTTCTTGAGAACGGCACTAACGAAACGGGATCTGCACAGAACCAGAAGCTGATCGTCGCTGTTCGCGGTGGTTTTGCAGGAGGTCAAACTGGTGGTGCTCGTAAGGTTGGCGTATTCCCACAACGCCTGACAAACGAATCTGGTGGCTGGGCACAAGCCGGCGAAACATACAACCGTGTCACGCTGTCATTTGAAGGTTTCAAACTCCAAAACCCAGTCACACTCTCGTCTGGCTACTTTGGTGACTTCATGACGACAGCATCGGCTGTCACGCTGTTCGGTACAATCCCTTACGGAACAGTAGTCTATAAGTAACCTTTCGAGGTTACCTGGTGGGGGCCGTTCGCGGCATGGCGGCCCCTGCCTATTTTGTTTTTCATGCCGTAACAAGAGGATTTTTCATGCCGTCGATTAAACTGTATTTCGTGGGTGAACAAAAAGAGATCCCGCTGAAGAACATTATCTCGCGCCGCATTATCAAGGCTGTCGAGAACCCAATCGCAACGCTTCGCAGTTTAGGCCAGAACGCGGCTTTCCAGAAAGCCCTGCAGGAATCGCCCAATGCTGCCAAGATTGTTACCTTGTCTGGTGGTGCTAACTCGGTGCACGCTGCACAGATTGGCAAGGAAATTCGGGAAGCTATCCCAAACATCACAGACTCCGATCTGCAGTCGATGGTAACACAGCGCATACAATCCGAATTGCTGGAATCATTCCCCAACATCTGGCAAGCCCTGAACAACCCAATTACAGAGTTCCCGCTGGACAACGACGACGCCATTAACGCCTGCATTGAGGTGCTGAAGGTTATTATGGATTTATCCCAGCTGACCGAAGAACAAAAGACACTCATGTCCGTTTCCGAATTCTGGGAAGACCAAGACCTTACGGAGGTGGTCGAATCTGTAAAGTGGTTTCGAGGCGTCGCTAAACTCTGAGGTCGCAGCCGTCGCTGAGATATACGAAGCCTACGACGTGCTGACGAAAACGCCTGTTGACGACACGGGCAAGCCTTACCCCAAGCGCATCACAGGAACCGACGTAGTGCCTGCACATGAGCACGACGTTCTTATGGCCATCGAGATAGGCAAGTTGTGGAAAATGACACCCGACGAAGTGGTAGTTTCCCTCACAGCGTCGGAATTTCTGCGAAGGGTCGCACTTGTGCGGGCTCACTCGTGGGATCAGCCGACCGATTCACAGATAGCTAAGAACAGGCACGAACGCCGAATCGGGAAACGATAATGGCAGTTTTTAAGAATGAACTACAACTGGACACTAGCGACTTTTCATCGTCACTGAAGAAGGCCGCTAGTGATTCCAAGACCTCAGCAGATCAGATAAGCAAGGCCCTAAACATCGACGCTGTAGTCGATACCGACGGTGCCAAACAAAGCCTCAAAAGCCTTGAAAACGTAGCGGAGACAACAGGTAAAAATGCCGCGTCTTCGCTGTCGGATTCTTTCAAGGGTGCCTTCTCTGGCGGTCTTATTGGTGGCGTTGCTGCACAGCTCGGAGGCGTGCTGCAGGAAGGTCTTTCACAGGCCATAGCAGCAGGCTCTAATTTCGAGACTGCCCTGCAGTCGGTATCAGCTGTCACAGGTGTAACTGGTGACGGCCTTAACGATTTGGGCGAACGTGCCAAAGGCCTTGCTGAACAGTTTGGAGGATCAGCAACAACACAGCTGGAGGCTTTCCAGACGGTGCTGTCTAAGTTCGGCCCCGATCTGGCAAGCACACCCGAGGCATTGTCTGCGGTATCCGAGAACGTTAACGTTCTTGCCAAGGCTGCAGGCCTCGATGCGAAGGCGTCTGTAGATGCCCTTTCAAACTCGATGCTACAGTTCGGCATCGACGCAAGCGATCCGGCAAAACTTGCTGAGGAGTCGGGGCGCTTCATCAACGTTCTTGCGGCCTCTGCTAAGGTGGGCGCCGCTGAAATCCCACAGGTTGCGGACGCTATCTTGCAGGCTGGTGTCGCTGCCAAGGGTGCCAACCTATCCTTTGAAGAAACCAACGCTGCTATTCAGGCCCTTGCTGTAGGCGGCAAGGTAGGCTCGGAGGCTGGCGTCGGTCTTCGTAACGTTCTTGGTTTGCTTGTTAAACAGTCAGGCCCTGGAGAAGAAGCGCTTAAAGGCGTCGGTTTGTCTATCAAAGATCTTGGGGAAACACTTACGAAGGAAGGCTTGTCTGCTGCACTTACAAAACTGCAGGGCGGGATTGACAAGCTAGGCACCGATGCCGAGAAAGCAGCGTTTAAGGCAACGTTGTTCGGTACGGAAAACGCGGCAACGGCTGGTATCTTGCTTGACAACATTGGCAATATCGAAGCGTTCACCGAAGGTGTAACAGGTACCAGCGAGGCCTTCGATCAGGCGGCAAAGAATAACGATACCCTAGCGGCTCGGTTTGATAAGTTCAAGGCCGCTATTGAGGTGGGTTTGATCAACGCATTTCAAACCTTGTCTCCAATCGTCAAAGCCGTCTTCGACAACTTCGAAGACATCGCGCCTGTGCTGATCATTGCAGCTGCTGGTATTACAGCCTACGGAATAGCCATGGGTATATCAGCAGCATCTACAGCCCTTGCTGGTTTTTCGTTAAAAGCATTTACAACGGCTTTGTTAGCAAACCCGATAGGGCCTGTCATTGCCGGTATTGCTGCACTGGCGGCTGGTGTATATTACTTAGCAGATGCGTTGAACGTATCAGCTGAGGAGGCCGTAGAAAACGCAGAGGCCGAAAAGAACCTTGTCGAGCAACAAATCAAGGGCAACAAAGAACGCCAGACGACGGTGAAACAAACCAAGTCATTGGCTGAACAGTTCACTGAACTTGCCAAGAAAACAAACCGAACGGTCGAAGAGGACAAGAAACTCCAGCAGATTCAGGGCAAGCTGGACGAACAGTATCCAGATCTTATCGACCAGACTAAGACGTTCTCGGAAAACCTCGATGGTGTGCAGAAGATCTCTAAACTGACGACCAACGAACTCAACAAATTAGGCGACGAAGCAATCGGTCTGCAGAACAAACTTCGACAGGCTAATCAGACGTTGCTTGCTGCACAGCGTGACGTGGCACTCGAGGAGTTTAAGGACGTATTTAGTGATATTCTGGGCAACGTTGACAACTTCGCCATCGACTTTGCGAACCGTCTGTATTCAGTCAAGACACAAGAACAGGCGGACAAGCTACGGATCGCCTTTGCTGAGTTTGCAAACCAGAATATCAAGGATGCCAAAGAACGCCTCGATGGTATCACGAAATACAACAACGCCCTCAACGCTCAGTTAAAAGCACTTGGTAAGGTCGAAGAAGCACAGGCTGCAGCAAACACGCCGCCGCCACCTGTAGTGCCACCACCTGATGGCAAAGACGGCGATAAGAAAGCAGAGAAGGAAACCTCACAATACAAAGCAGCCAAGAAAGCACTCGATCAGTATATCGACAGCCAGAAAACAGCACGCAAGGAATTTGAGTTAACACTCGCACGACGTGAGGCTGCAGGCGAAGCTGTTAACGTTAAGTTTGAACTCGAGAAGTTTGACGTTGCCCAGCTGCAGGATAGGATAACACAAGCACAGGAACTTCTCCGCATCGAGTTAGGCCCCGATGGATTACCAGTAAACACGAAGCTACGCCTGTTGAAAGACGAGTCTAAGCAGGCTATCCTCGATGATTTTCGCGATTTGCAAATCGAGGCGGAGTTAAAGGGTCTTAAGTTAAAGGGCCCTGCTGACGTTGAGATTACCGAGGTAAACGTAGTCCGTAGGTCTCAACAGAATATAACCAAAGCGCTACAGCGGCAAGTCGAGTTTTTAAAGTTGACAGCGCAGGAACTGCAGTTAAAGCCTACACTCGATGAAACGGCTTTCAAGTCATTTGGAAAAACAGCGATCAAGGGGATACAGGGCATAGATTGGGATGCTGTTTTCAAGAAACCCGAAAAAGCATCTGAAGAGGCAACTAAGAAAATAGTTGACGACATCACATCGGGCACTCTGGCTTACCAAGATGCAGTAGACGAACTAGCGGGTTCATTGGGCGAAGTGCCTAGTTTGTTTGATAAGATCCTAGGCAAACTAAACGAAAAGTTTACAGCCTTGACGCAGGAAAACATCAACGTTCTTGCAACGGCTGCCGAAGGTGCTACGGCTTTTGCTGACATCTACGACGAACTGGCCACCGTCGCTGGCTCTGCATTTGCCCAGATCCTAACTGAACAAAAGGACTTCGGCAAAGCAACTGTATTGTTGGCACTCGATGTGTTGACGGCATTGGTGCCTATCTTCATTGCTCAAATCTTTGGGAAGGAATTTGTGGAGAAGTCACTAGCTGGCGCTGCCATAGCTGCAGCGGCAACGGCAACCTTGCTAGCTCTTCTCGCATCTGCTAAGGCATCGGCTTCGGGCTTCGCCGAAGGTGGTTACACAGGCGACGGTGGCAAGTACACACCGGCCGGCATTGTCCACAAGGGAGAGTTCGTCATTAACAAAGAAAACACTCGCAAATATCGGGGCATCTTGGAACAGATGAACGAAGGTAAGTTCCCGCTGGCATTTCAGGCGCCGGCCGTGGCCCCTGACCTCAGCGGTGAAATGTCGGGTATGAGGCAAGAGCTGGCTGCCATCCGGCGCCGTCTTGACTCGATGCCGAACGGTATTCAGGGACAGATGGCCGTCGCTGTGGATGTGGGCATGGACACATATTTGTACGAACGTAACAGATACCGCGCTGCTGTGCGTGGTTTGAGAGGTTAACATGGCAGGGAATAGTTCATGGCAAATGTGGTTATACGCTGCTAATGCTGACACTTCATCGACGGCATACGACACGGTGGCGGCTTCCTCGCTGGCGGCCCTGTCAGGGTATGTCAACATCACAACTGGTTTTCCAGGCGGTTCGTGCCCTATCCTGGCACCGGCTGAAGATGCGGAATTCGAAACGTCTACGTTAGTCGACATTGGAGGCGGCACCATCGGCACGGCAAACAGGCGTACGATCTGGACTGTCGAGTGCTGGCCGTTCCTGTTTGACGCGTCGACTACCGAAACCGACCTCGATGATTACTTCGCCTTATCTGATGGCATCAACGGAAAGAAATACCTTTGGGTTCGCTTCACGGCTGGATCACGGACAAGCCCCACAACATCGGGGCACGTCTACCCTGTCGTCCTGGAATCGTGGCAGGGCTCGCTAAATAAAGAATTTGGCAACCGTAATTTGACCCTAGCGTTTAAGCATCGTTTCCGCCAAGCATCGAGTCTAATCTAATGCCTCACTACAGAATACAACGGAAGCTACCTAATGGCTGGAACGTACGGCTGGAACTACTGCCATACGATACGGCCCTTGGTGGCACCATAACGCCCCTTGGTGACGTTTGTTTGCTTGAACTGGGCGAACAGACGGCCGAATTTGATTCGCTCCCATACGGGCTTGTAAAGCCCCAAACTCTGAACTTCAAACTGGCGTGGTCGATGCTGCCCGCAGCCGTGCAGGATTACATCGAGGACAGCGTAGATCCGTCTGCGCCGGATAAGTGCAACCTGTGGATCCTGTGGTCAGACCGTGGCACGAACGGGGCGACCTACACAGTCGAGTTTGCAGGTGTCGAGGATAACGTCGAAGCTGTCGAATTGGAGCCCTTGGACGATGGCAGCTATGCCTACAACGTTCAACTTGTGGATTACATCTTCCATGCTGCTAAGACACTGACAGGATACCAGATCTTCAACGGCAAAATAGGCGCCCACCGTCCCCCAGAGTTTGCTGTTTTCCAGTTCCTACTTAGAAGCCTAGTCGGTAGGAATCAAAAGCATCTTAGCGTTGGTTTAGTCTTAGCTGATACCTTCGCTCAGGTGCTGACTCACCTACGCACGGCACTGGGCACGCACATTAAAACGAATTACGCTAGGACGTCAGCAACGGCCGTGGGGTTGTTTGACCTCAACACGCTCGATGGTCTAATCACGGCCGCAATAGAACTGTATACGACGAACATAGACACAGACCCGAGGACGCCATCGACGGCCGTAACAGCGTCGACGGCATACCTAACAAGTAACATCTACAAAGACTCAACCGCTACATCTACCATTGGCGGCCTCTACTCCGTAGGTGATAACTTCGCATGGGGACGCCGTGATGTTACGGCATACGACATCATCAGAGATCTGTGCGAAACGTTCGGGGTAAAAGCCTCGTATTCCTTCGAATACTTTACCTTCGACGATAAGATTATCGCTAACTGGACAGTCAAGCGCATAGCATCGTCCAAGGGATACGCCAACAACGTAGACACGACCGATGCAACCTTGTCACTGAATAACTCGCTACAGTTGCCCTCGATTGTCAAGCGTGGTGATAACATCGCCAAAGTGGAAAGTCGCTACGAAACAACACAGCAGGAAGACGCCACCGAAATAGTGCGTCTACAGCAGGGCGCACGGTCATCGCGTTCTATGAACATAGAACCGATTATCCACAACGTGCCTGTTTACATGCGGGAATACGACGACGTTGAAGGACGAACCGACTTGTATAAGCAAACAAATCAGGTGCTGTTCAGAGAGTCCGGTGGTTCTCTGATTAAAGTACACGAAACCACGAAATACTGGTACGGCCCCAAGTCGACGCAATGGGTGAAGATCTCGAGTGCTGCATCGGACAAACCAGAATATCAAGACGACGAATCGCAGGAAAAATACCGTGTCCAGCTGGCTGCTATGCAGGCTCAAACCTCGATGCCGGCTGCACTGTGTTTGCTGCACTTGCACGTCTTCGCAGACCCTGACAACGCCACCTGTGAAACTGAGTGGGACTACATACGAAGTACGGCATTACTGCCTAGTGCATTGCCAGGGCGCCACACCCTGACAGATAACGTGGTAGGTACTTTCACAAGCCTTGCGTGGGATTATGCCCTTCCGGTGTCGATAACGCAAAACTGGGTTGCCGGCACGTCGACGATTAAATACTTCCTATTCAAGCCTAGCGATTCTAAGGAACTCACGTAATGCCCATTAACGACCCCGTTAACAATCGCAAGATAGCACCGGCTTCGCTGGCATTCGAACGTCGTAGGCAGACCTTCGGCACCTACTATGCAGGCGAAGACACGGATGGCGATGTTTACAATTACCAGTATTATATCGAGGTCAACTTTAACACGACGGTAAACAACCTAGTCAGCAAGCAGTATCTGAGCGGCGAAACAAACCGCGTGATGAAGTCAATAGGCAATGCTGAACACAGGTCGAAGCATTGGGTGGGCGATTACAAGCAAAGTTTCCAGTGGGATCTGACCGGCAACTGGCAGTTCATGAGTGACGTGTGGACGCCGGTTCCGTTCAACAACGAAATCCTACGCACGCAAGGTGTGCAGAATGAATCTCTTGACTACGACGACACGTGGTCGTTTCGGCCGACAGATGCGAATGCTGGGGTGTGGTGGGTGTATACATACCTTCAAATTCGTTTCCCTGGCAGTGGTCAGATCAACGAGGCACGCCTTGCGTATTATGTCAACGGTGTTTTCTTCCGTATCATTGACATGGTTGACCATCACATGATGGGTGACGGCCCCCACATCAACGATTGTAGGCTACAGGGCGGGTGTCACGTGCCACTAAGACCTGGCGATAAGTTAGAAGTGAAGATGCTTTCCGAAGCCCCCTCATCCGAGGATGCTGGTGTCATCTATCCTTCATCCGTCTACGCCTATATCACAGGCCATCGTGAGAACTGCGAGTTAAACAACACAGACAATCTCCCGTCAAGTGGTAGATTGTACGTCTTCGCCAAAGGTAATCAACCGTAAAATTTAAGGAACAAAATGTCCTGTTTACCAAATACCCCAGTAGCTGCCAATGTCTTAACAGCTACTAACTCAACCGACCACGGCTGGCAAAATACCGGCACGGTCATAACGACGGCATTGAGCCAATACTACCCGGTCATGGCGTCTGTTATTACCCTCACGGGACTTGCACAGACGACACAACAGCACGCGATCATCCGTCAAATCGAGTTTGAAGAGACGGCATCTAGTTCTGCGAACATCAAGAAATGCCCTCTGATTGTGCTGCTGTATAACTCGACAGCGCCCACTACGCCTACATCCGGTGCCGTCTATAACGGATCGACTACGAACCTACTTGGGGCGTTTACCATTGCTGATACAGATTATAAGCGCGTATCGGACACCGTTTGGATTGCTGGCATTAAACCAGACAAGTACGTTCGCACAGGCACGGTGTCGACGTCTTCGACGTTCTACGCTGTGGTGCTTTCTAACTCAGCGACAAGTGTAACCTATGCCGCAAGTGCTGCAGCGCGTATACGCGTGTTTACGGAGGCATTGACGGCATTATGAGAGAACACGTAGTGTTGTTTTTGCGGAGTCTTGAGATTCTGCTAAAATTAGAAATGGAGCCTGTTCGCCGTTCTGAACTCCACAAAATGCACAAGGTGTGGACGGAACGGCTGAAGGCTTTACGATAGACAATAAGGTGACGGATTTGTCTGTTGTGAGTTAGCGATTACAAAGCCCGAAAATTTTTTTCGGGTTTTTTATTTTTTGTTTGCATTGCAAATAAATATCCCTTAGATTGCACACAACAAACAACCACAGTATACACGGAGACGACAATGAGATTCACAGAATATCAGAAAACAGCAGACGGCTGGAAGGTAGTTAAAACGTCATTTGATGCAAATGATTTTGGTTCTCAGGCACAATGGGCTTTTGCCTTTATTCAAGAGCAAGGTTGCGAATATGTAAAAATGGGCGAAACGATGTGGGATATCTTACCACGCTAACAAACCAAGGGGCGCAGCATCCTACACTGCACAACCAACCACCAACCACACGGAGACCACAATGAAGACACCTATCTACAAGGCTTTTATCCTGACGTCATCAGGTAAGAAAGTTGAAGGCTACGGGAAAACCATGATGGCAGCCTGCCTAGATGCCAAGGCCAAAGCAGAGGCGATGGCGAAGACGAAAGGCGGTGCGAAATGAGTGATGAAAATGTATGGTATGTTACTGATTGGAACAATGATAAAATGCATGATTGGTCTTTTGCCTATCTTAAAAATAGCCAAAGCTATTTGGTGTTTTACACATGGGATGTTCCTATTGCGAAAGTGTTAAATAAAGAACACGCCCAATTGATCGCCGCCGCCCCTGACATGCTGGAGGCGTTGGAATATACCAGATCAACAATGTCTGATGTATGCACACTAAATGGGTGCACCTGTAAAGAGTACGGGTGGCAACACGACGACCCCAAAACAATTGCAATGATCGATGCAGCCATCGCCAAAGCAAAAGGAGAGCGGCAATGAGTGAATGGGTAACAGAGAGGCTACCGACTGTAGAGGATGCGTTGCATTATTGTGTGCTTTTATGGGATGATGACGATGGTGTTCTAGTGTGGTCCTATGATGCTGTGAATGAAGGCCAACCATGGCAGCCCATTCCTAAGCCCAATTCCTACGTCAAACCAAAGCCAAAGGAGAGCAGCCATGAGTGAATGCTCTGAAGTAATACTAAAAATAATTATTTGGGGATGGGCTATCGCAACCGTGATCCGTATAGATATTGCCGTCTCAAATTCTGTAGACAAATCCAAAGCCAAAGGAGAGCAGCCATGAGCATCTCCACCGAACGCTTCGTAACGCTGCACATCGAGCTGTTTAAGATTAGCAATAGGCTCTGCGACCTTGCCAAATCCCTTGAGTGCGAAGGTGTTGGATATAGCGTAGAGCTATGGGAGATCATCGACGAGATCTCGGTAGCTGCAGCCAATTCATTAGACGAGACTAGGACGCCATGATTACCGCCCTTGGCTACTGCCACAAGAGCCGCGCACATTACACGCCTCACGAACGGGTGTTTCTGGCATCACTACGTGAATACAAACCACGTGATGTGGAGGTATTCCGCCAGCACTCGCTAGGTAACTTCGGGGCAAGCTACAACGAACTCGTAGACACCATGATCCGTGGAGGGCATAGAACCTTTGTTATCGCCAACGACGACATCGTGCTGCGCCCTGATAGCTTCCAACTGCTGAACGAAGACATCGAGATTTGCCAGGGCGAACAACGGCATTGGGGAGTTATAGCAGCACGTGCTGACTACGTGAGGATGAGCCCGCAGAATATACGTTTCACATACGGCATGAAACAGCAGAGGACAATCCAGAACCCGCAGGAACTGCAGATCATCGCAGTGCCTAGCGTTGCGCCCCTGCTGGCTGTCTACACAAGGGAGACGTGGGTGGACTTCCCACCGATAAATTTTTACAGTGACGATGTGCAGTGCTTTGACATTCGCCAGCGTGGATACGAGGTGTTCGTGTCACGGTCATACGTGCACCACGTAGGTTCGCAGACACTAGGAGTTGCCAACTACGAAGAGGATGCGAAAAATTCTCGTGAGTGGCTGTTGGAAAATCGAAAAGATTTTGTTAATCTTGCAATGCAATAAAACGTAGTCAACTACTACGTCAACCACAATCTTATTTACACGGAGTTTTTATGCGACTCAGCATCGAGTTCAAGACTGGACGCTACGATGGGAACCTATGGTTCCGCGTCACACCTCGCATCGAGGGATCACATCGTCAACGCCTGCTGACTGTTGGCGTGTTCCTGACAGTTCTAACAATCGGCATGTTCGCCCTTGCAGGCAGCATATCGCCTGACCCCATGATCAAACCAAACCAGACCGTAACACTGTGGGGGCAACGATGAATAAGCAAGATAAACTGTTGAATGCCTATAAACTGCTGGCAATAGCAGCACAGGCATACTGGGAAGACTATTACGTCAACCACGGCCCTGATGAGAACGTTACGTACAAGCTACACTGTGAGCTTGAGAACTGCCTGCATTTTGTCAATAGCATCAAGGCATCGCAGTTTGAATACCAGGTCGTTGAGTTTACAGACGAAGCCGCATACGTGCCACCTCGCCCCCAGTGGACTATACATAGGGTATATGGCAATGGCGATGTCCTGAAAACAACTTCGTTCTTTAGCAATAAGCCAGACGCCGAACGTGCCTGTGCTAATCTTAATGAGATCTTTAATGACTGACAAAACCATCACACGTGAGATCCCTATCTCAGTTCTCCGCAAATGGGTCGACGACCTCGGGGTAATCGTTGACAGCATCGACAAGGCCAAGACGCTGCAGGAATGCCGTAGGGAGATGAACGAAATCTGGGAAGTGGCCTCTGCTATCGACGATGAATATATCGAGGGGTATCGTGTCACAAAGTAAGCGCGGAAGACCACGGGGCCGGAAACCATGTTACAACCCCAACGTTATATTCCGAATCCCTGAAGAGCATAACAACCACCTCAAGAACATTGCAGAGGCCGAAGGCATAACCAAGTCGGCACTACTGCGTCAACTGGTAATTGAGTACATCAATTATTACACGGAGAACAACTAATGATCTGGAACCTAAACAACCACGAACGCCCGGCACCGCTGTTCCGTTATGATGACGGAGGCGACAGGTTCTATGCGCGAGTGAATGACGTTGACGTCAAATGGTATCCATCTGTCACAAGGATCATCAAGGCCACCTCGCCGACACCACCAGGGCTGATTGCATGGTATGCCAAGCATGGCGTAGAAGGCGCTAACCAGCTACGTGACGAAGCCGCAGACCGTGGAACACAGATGCACATCTTGTTTGAGCGTTATATGGCAGCGCAGACGATTGAGATGTCAACGCTGTCAGAATTCCACAGCAAGGCCCTTATGTCATTCGATGAGTTCTTTCGCAAGGATGTGGCCGAAGTCTACGCTGTTGAGATGCTCCTATACAGTGACCGCCATGAGTTTGCTGGAACGTGCGACCTCGTATGTCGACTACGCAATGGCAAGGTTGCGATCGTTGATTTCAAGAGCGGATCGTCTGTATACGACGACTATGCCGTGCAACTAGAGATGTACCGCCTCGCATGGAACGAACATGCCGAAGCGCTCC